CGCCTCCTTCTCGCGGCGCACGATGAACTTCAGGTCAACGCCTAGGATGTGACGGGTGTCGAAGATGACATATTTGTACTTGCGACCGGTCTCCAACAAGAACGGATTGGTGTGAGACTCGGTCATCACAGCCTGCGCGATCTTGATTCCCATCTCGTTGAACAGCTTGATGGCGAACTGCTCCAGCTCTTCCTCGGTGCAGTGCATGCCCAAATGCGAAACCGATGGCGGCACACCGGCCATCCAATTGGCGCCAGACGTGTAATGCAGGATCTCCAGCTCCAGCGGCTTACCTTCGGGCCGCGTGTTTTGGTAGTTGAAGGCCAGATTGGCTTCGTTGCGAAGCCCGTCGCGACCGTGGACGCTGCCAACGGCGACCACGTGGTCGTCGACCCATTCGTCGAGGCCTAGGGCGCTGAGCAACTTGCGAGCCTCAACGGGGTTGGGAGGGCAAAGGGCAATCTGTTCGATGAAGAATTTCATTTCAGGCTCCGTAGGGAAGGATGCAACCGGCCAGGAACTTGTGGCGCGGCTTCGACGACAACAAGAATGCGATGAATTCAGCGAGTTGAACCGGATCGGTCTCCTCGCCGGTCAACAGCGCATTGAGTTGATACTGCTTGGCGTATTCAGCGGTCCAGCCGCGATGCTTGATGACCTGCTCTTCGATGTCCTTGGACATCTCAGTGCCGCTCAACTTGTTCGGGCTGATTCCGAATACGGTGATGCCGTGCTTTTTGGTGAGCTCTCTGGCGAGTTGCAGGGTCATGATGTGGGCCGCGCCCTTGCTGGCGTTGTAAGCTAGGCTCGTGGTCATCGGCATGTGAGACGCATTGCTCACGATGTTGAGGATTGTGCCGCGAGTCTTCTTGAGCTCTGGCAGCGCCCATTGGCTCATCTTGAAGATGCCCTTGGCGTTGACGTCCATGACGCGGTCCCAGTCAGATTCCGAGAAGTCCTCCAGCCAACCGGTGATGTTCACTCCGGCGCAGTTGATGAGGATGTCCAAGCGACTAGGTGGCGGCCCATAGGTCTCGTATGGAGCCTTCACATCGCACGCGCCCCTGATGTCGAACGCGAACAACTCGTGCTGGCCATCTTTGAGCAATGCGTTGCAAATGGCCTTGCCCAGACCAGAAGCGGAGCCTGTTATGAGGATCTTGCTCATTCCGGCTCTCCCGCGATCAACGATTCGACCATCGCGGCATAGACCGCAAGGTCATGGATGCTGTCTTGATGCTTCAACCCGCTGTTGGCGAATCGAGTCAATTTCACGACCATCAACTCGAACAAATGCCACACGTTGAACTCGTGCGGAGCATCCAGGCGAACACCATCCGGGAACAGCGCGGCCATCACGTCACCGACCCGCTTGTAATTGTCGCCGTAGACCTTGTTGCGCTCGCGGTAGGTCTCAGCCATATCCGCGAGGATGTCTGCTGCCGTTTTCTCTTTCATGAAGCCTCCTTGTTTGGGTTGGTGTAAGCGCACACGTCGTGCACGCTAAGGATCTTGCCGTTGATGCCAGCCTCGTTGTACATGGCGACGACATCAGGACGGTCGTCATAGGCAGCCGCGATATCCTCGAAAGCGATTCCGTAGTGCTCTGGCAGCCACCCCAGCATGCGGCGCTTCAACTCCACGGACGGCGTGTGATCGTCGTTGTTGCGCATGATCAAGACCTCGTGATGCACAGCCCAACGCCGCAGCCATTCCTCTGTGATCGCGCGATACAGCAAAGGACGCGCGGTGAAAATGATGCGCGTGTACCTTGGGTCGTGAGCGATCCTGGCGTTGCACAGCCTGTCCCACGCACTGAGCGAGTGGTAGTCGTGATAACGCTCCATGAGGTTGGACTTGTGCCAGTTGATGTTTGGGATCCGCCAGCTATCGTCGGCGATGCAATTGTCCAGATCCAGTATGACGTACTTGCTCATTGCGCTCTAGTCCTTTCTGCGATGCGTTGGCGGTTGATGATCAAAGCCTCTTCGTCCGGCTCCCAGTCCCGCCACCAAGACTTGTCGCCTATCATCACAAACGGCGGATTGATGAAACTGGGTTTATAGCCTCGACGCTTCATCTCGCGCTCTAGCGCAAAGAACCGAAGTCGGCAATAACCTAGACGCGTGTAGAAGAACTTGACGTGGCCTGCGCCCAAGGTATAGCGCTCAGGGGCGGCTACCTCGCGACCGGAAAGGTAAGCCTTCTCCGCCAGTGTGAAAACGCGCGGCAGCTCCTTCCACTCGGCTAGCAGATGCTGTCTTGACAACTCTTGTGGTGGTACGCAATTGATTCTGGTCACAACTTTCTCCTTTCTGGGACTGCAGAGTAATTATCGCCCCAAACCGAGGCGAAAGGTGCTAAGCAATCTTGTGGGCCTTCTCAATGTTGCGTGCAAACTCCAAGATGTCGTTGTCGAAATCAGGTTTCTTGATGGAGACAGACTCTCCCCACATGTCTTCAAGCAACGCCTCATCAATCGGCTTGCGTTTCTTGCGATCCATCTGGATGACGATCTCGGCGAACTCATGCAGTTGCGTCATAGAGCAACGCACCAGAGGGCCAATCATCCCCATGCGGGCCTCGATGGCTGCGCGCTTGATCTCGTCGCTGTTCATCACGCCCCCTTCCGCATCTTGTCCACGATCTTGAGCAACTGCCCTTTCTTGAGCAAGTCGCCGCCGTATTCCTTCTCCGCGAACTCCTCGATCTCTTTGAAGTAGTCGCGGCCATGCTGAAACAGGAACTTCTCGGCCCATGGGTGAACTTTGAGCACCTCATCCACCATGGCGTTGACGACTTTCTGGTATTCGCTCTGGGTGCGACCGCCGGTGCGGCTTTTGGCCAGATCGACGAATGTGCGTAGGTTGAACTTACAGACGATGTTGGTCGCGATGTTGGTTGGTAGGATGCCGCGCGCGTCTTCCGGAGGCATGCCGCCAGCTGTCAAAGCGCGATACCCAGATTTGATGCAACTCAGCACCTCATCCACCGTGCGTCTGGCGCGTGTGTCTGCTAGAACGCGGTCGCTGTACACGTAGTCGAATTCGCCCATGTCCAGAACGCGCATGGTTTGTTGGGCATAGGATGCTGCGCGGGTGCGGACCTGTTGGTGGGTATAGGCGCGGCTGACGCCTTCGACCAGGAACACGTAATCGACAAACTCCCAACTGCTGGGGATGGTGTTGGCCATGTATTCCAACTCAGCCATCTTTTTGTCTTCCGGCCATTCGCGGATCTCGTCCATGAGACCGGGGGAGAGCGTGAGGCGGGTGCTTTTGGTGAACAGAAGCAACGTGGCCGCGTCTTGCGTGTAATTGATCAGCGTGACCTTCATTTCGTTTTCCTTTCTGAAAGAATTGCCGCTCGAATCTGGCGCACCCGAGCGATTGTCAACCCATATGCATCAGCCACCTCTTTGTTGGGCCTCGGGTCTTGTGCGATCGATGCGTCCCTGTTGTGCAACGAGATGCGTTTGTCTATGCGGCGGATTGCCGAAGTCATCTCCCTTCCATCCGCCAGCTGATTTGGGTATACCTCCACGGTCTGGAATGCATGCCCTTGGATGCATTTGCGATGGATGAATGTGGCGTGCATTGCGGAAACGTACGAGCGATGCAACTCGGTGCTGATTGCTCCGCACACGTTGCACCTCATGACGATGCCTTTCTGACGTCGTATGCGCTGTTGACCTTGAGCAGACGCTTGATTGCCGCGATGTCATTCACAACGTCGTCTAGAAGGATGTTGCGCCAAGTAGCGAACCTGCCCAGCGAGTAGATGTTGTGCTTGTGCGTCAGATCGAACAACAACTGCTTGCGCACGGCCTCGTCGATTGGCGCGATCTTGCCGTACTTCTGCGAGACCTGCTCAATCATCTCGGCCTGATCAAAGTGCAGGCCGAAAGCGTCATTGACAGCTTCTTCTGATTCTTCGTCGTAGCCGCCGTCGACAGTGGCCTCGACAATCAAGATGTCGCCCGTAATGCTTGCGCGGTAGACCGGAAGATGACGCTCAGGGAAATACACCGTCTGGAATACGTCCGCGCCGGGGATGCGGAGACGGTAGACCTTGATGGCTGCGCGGGGGAACTGCAACGCTCCAGAATGCAGATCCAGATCGGCCAGAACGACGGGCAACGGCGCGGTGCTGACCAATATCTGATTGCTGCGGAAATCAGCCTCGGTGTTCCAGGCGATGCGGTCGCCTACCGACTCCAGCAACTGCTCGTAGAGAGAATCAGGCGCGACGAACCGCTCCACAGCATCGACGTTCCAGATGGAGCGTTCGCCCTTGAGCTGGTCGTAACCCATAACCTTCTGAGCATAAAGGTTAGCCCATCGGATGTTGGGCTCTTGAAACCGCCCCTCAGCCCAGATGCCCTTGCGCACCATCACGCGTCGGAACTCGATGCCGGTCAACCGACCCACAGCGTCGCTGCGGAAACGCAGCAAGGCACGATGGGCAGCGCGTGGCTGTGGGGTAGCCTCAACTACGCGCGACCGTGGCCAAGCGTGGGCTGCTATGAGCCCCGCTAGGCCTGCCCCGATGATTGTCGGGGCCGCACTCATTGCTCGACGACTGCAACGATGTGATTCTTCTCCAGCAACTTCTGCAGGAAACCGCGCACAGGCTGGCCGAAGTGCTCTTCCAGAGCGTCGACGCTGACGGTGTGGTCGGGGGCATCTTGGATGAATTTCAGCACGATGGCGCGCGTGGACAGGGTCTGCGGCTTGGACGTGCCCTCGAACGTGGCGCGCACCTTGTTGAGCACAATGCGCTTCTGGGTGCCCTTCTCGCGCGGCGCGATGGGGGTCTGCTTGTTGATGGCTTCTTGAAGAGCGTGGCTCATTGTTCCTTCCTTGTACGGGTTGTTGGCAAGCATGATGGCTCCTTTCTAAGTTGAGTTACCAGGTCTCTGCGACTTCTTCGGCGAGTTGCCACAGCTGTGCGTTGTATTCCACAGAGCGGCTGATGTCAGACAGCGGACGGCTAGTCGCGGCGCGGCCAGAACGAGAGTAACCTTCGATGCCGCCGCGCACGGTGTTCTCTTGCAGGCGGTTGAAGGTGGTCCAGAGGTCGCCCCTGTCGTCTTCCTGACGGCGCACAGCCAGCAAATCTTCCGGCTGGAAGCGATTCGCATCACCCCAACGCAGCTGAGCGGCGAAGCGTGCGAACTGATTGCGCTGCTGCACAGTGAGCTGGATCTTGGACCAAGACGAGATTGCGCCGTAGATGCGCTCTGTGTTGCGCGCGATGGTCTGCATGCGATGAATCAGATCAGCGGCAGCGTCTCCGGCGTGGCGAACGGTTTCTCTGGCAGCGACATCGCCGGAGACCAGACCGTTGCTGCAGACGAACCGGAAAACTCCCGCCATAACTCGGGCGGAAGAAGAACCGTCGTGGCTGTTGACAACGATGATGCGGGGGACTGCGCCGTTGACCTCTTCATGATCGGGGTGGCGGAAGTCGAGCATATGCTTTGCGTAAGCAACGTCGCGTCTGCGCGGCGCAGCGGTGATTGCGCGGGAGAGCTCCCAACCTTCTTGCGCAAAGCGATCGATGATCTCCTTGCTGGAGATGAACTGATAACGCTGAGAAACGGATGGCGCTGCGGTGGTGGCTAGCGCGGCTGCTGGGATGTAACTCATGTCGGTCCTTTCTAAGTTGCAGGCCAAATCGACCTAGTTGCTATTATCGTCCAATCCGCATACCTCGGCAAGTAATTTTTGCAATTATTTGGACTTTTTCTGCTGCATGGGAATCACCTGCCCTTCTTGCGCCGCAGCGAGCAATTTCTCGCCGTGGGCCTTCACCATCGCCACGGCGGTCTTCACGTCTCTGGTGAATTCTGCCTTGACGAACGCATAGCGGGCGCGCGAGACTTTTCCTTCGTGACGGAATACCCAGCGGTCTCCGTTAGGCGCTGGCACGTTCACGTAACCTGCGCGATTCATGCGGTGCGATATCTTACGCGGCGATTTCAGCATGTTAGACACTTCTTCGCGGTGGTCGAACTGCGGCAGCGCCAACTCTTGTCCGAGAACGACGTCCGGGTTGCCCAGATGGTCTAGCACCCAGCACACAGCGTCTTCCGGCTCTCCCCAGCTAGCAGCGACAGCACCCCAACCTGCGGTGCGGATCACCTGCGCCTTGGGATTGAAGTGACTCAAGTCGCGGGTCGCCAGCCATGCGGCTACAGAGACGCAACCGCCGTTCTGAAACCAATCGAAAAGGCGCGTGAAATACTCGGGGTCTTCCTCTTGCTCATGCCATTTCTGCGGCAGGTGAGAATGCATGATGAACATCCGGCGGTCTTCTGGCGGAATGTACATGGACATCCAGTCGTTGGTCGTGATGAACACGCGCAGACGGTTGATGATGTGGCGCAACTTGGCGTATTTGTCGTTCAACGGCAGGGTGTCGGGCGGCGCGACGATCATCGGCTTCAGGATGTTGTATGCAGAGCTAGCGTGGAACTCGTCTTTGGTGGGCCGCACTTCGTCCACCACCAGCATCAAAGTCTCCAGCCACGGCTTGTAAGGGCTGAACAACTCGTCCGGGTCGATGTTCTTGGTATTCCAGTTGCCGATGGCTGACTTCACGGGCATGAGAGCGGCGTCCTTACCGATGCCTTGTGTGCCGCTCAGAACGATTGCCGCGTTGCACTTCTCTTCGGGATGCTGCAGCATGTGAGCGCAGAAGTCGAAGAAGAAGTTGTGCTCAGACGGCTCAGGCCACAACTTCACCACATGGTCAATCCAGGGTGTTGCGTCATAATCTCCAGCGGGCACTTCCGGCGGCGGAAGGTATTTGTTGTAGATGCGCCTTCCAGGTGCATTGCGCCATCCATTGGAGTCGATGAAGATGTCCCGGATTATCTGCCCCTCTCCAGGCCACCACGTGGAACCCTCAACGAACTGGTCATTCTCCACCCGCATGATGTCTCTGCTTGGCGGGATAAGTCGCTCACGTCTGCGACGCGGTCTCCCACGACCGCGTCGCCCCTCAGCGGGAGCGTCGTCGTCGCCGCCTTCGTCCACCTCAACCCGCCAGAGCTCCAGGGGTATCGACGCGTCCACAGCCTTCTCTGAGTGCTGTGTGCCATCGCGCAGATCCCAGAATGCTTCCTGAGCCTTGTCGAACACATAGTCTTCCGGTCTGGCCAGACGGCGACTGTTGGCTACGATGCCTTGCAGAGCGGCTTCTCTGGCCGCTGTGCGCTCTTCGATTGTTGTCATCCTGCGGCGCGCTCCAACTCTTCTACCGACTCTTCATTGATCCACTCCGTGAGCTGCGCCCACCCTTTGTCCATGCAGTGCCCGTGATGACATCGGAACGCTCCGTAGTAATCATTCTCAGCCGCAGGCTCGCGGATGGCTGCGCCGTTGTCCACGCCATTGGTGTGATGCTCATGCCACGGACAGCTCATCTCGGTCCATCCAGATGGGTCTGGCTCGTGCTTCTTCAGCATGTTGCGTTGATCCAGCCATTTGTACACGTTGGCGAACATGCGGTTGCGCTCGATGGCTTCCTCTGTCGGCAACTTGTTGCGCGGCACCCTGCGCCCGACAATCTGCAACCCGAAACCGTCCAGCAATTCCTGCGGCGTCCAGCGGGAACCGTTGTGCTCGACGGTCCGAGTGGTCCAGCCATTGTAGGCCTTCTTGCCGTTCAGGTGTCCAGGCAGACGGCCAACTCTGGTGACGCCTGACATCCCAGGGTCTGCGCCCAGCAACTTGCCGCTGATGAAGGCGCGGATGAGACCGTCGAACCTGACCATGTCCCGCTCCGGCTCCTGAAGGAAATACCACCATTGCTCATTGCCGGGGGACGTCTCAATCTTCCAGGTCGGCTGCATGTCCTCAACGAACGCTCTGTCCACCTTGGTGCCAACATCGTCCACCATCAACGCCAGCCCACAGCCAAACGTCTCGGTGCGGCGGCGATAGGTGTTGTCTGCGGCGCGGCGGAATCCAGAGACGGTCACATAGGCATTATCCAGAGGGGAGAAGGGGAACTCGGATCCAGAACGCCACGGGCGCGGCTTCCAAGCCGCTGGTCCGGCCTCGTATGGGTCTCCGGGGAAGCCGCAGAGGATCAAACGTTCATCGCTGTCCAACCCCTTGCTCAAATCGACGAGAAATGATTCTGCCTCCGACATGTGTTTTCCTTTCTACGCTGTGCGAGTTTAGCTATTCTCGGGCATCTTGGGCTAGAAAGGCAAGCCGCATCGTTGGGTCCGGTTTACTACTCGAGCGATGCACGACAGCGCTAGCTCTGCCGCACACCGCTCTTTCGACCTTGGGGCAGACCCCCAACACATACAGTACACCGGAAGGTCCTGTCGTGTTACTCAGCCGCGCTGTCGCAAAGGTCTCTGGCCTCTACCAGATAACCGTAAGTCTGCTCCAGGTATTCGATTGCGCTGCACGCCCGTTCCCCCTTCTCAGAGGCCTGCAGCCCCTCGGGCATGTTCTCGTAAGCCTCGCGCTCTCCTTCAAGAACGTCCTCGATGATTGAGCTGGCTTGCTCAATCAGCGCTTGTGCTTCGGCGATGGACTTGCGGCGAGCGTTGTTCATTGCGCGTGCCTCTCAGAGAAGGTCTTCATCCATTCGGCCAGCAGATTGCGAGCCTCATGACGGCTGACACCGAATGATTCCTGAATGTGTGGGGCTGCGCCGTACATATTGATGCCGCCCCACTCCCGCATCTCGTCCAGAAACTGGAACACATCTTCTTTAGTGTACATTGTCGTTCTCCTCTTTGTGATTGATGCAACGAAAGATGTCCGCTTCAATGGCCATCGAGATAGCCAATCCCACAGCGTCCGCAAGCGTGCGCGCCTGAGCGTTGTTGCGGTTTTCGTGCAGAAGAGGCGCAAAGGTCTCGACCTGATACCGGCCATCGTCCAGAAGGGTTATGAAAGCGTCGTTCATGGTGATGACGGTCCGGTCCTCAGACGTGCCGACGAACGCGATGGACAGAGCCTCCCGATAAGCGTCCATGACGCGGGTGGCAAACTCAATGTCGAGCGGGCAGAAGGTTCTCATGAATCACCCCACTCGCAAGCCAGAACTCGCGCCGCGTCCAGGTCAACGCACATCTGGCTGCGGATGGGCTCACCATCCGGGCCGCGCAACGTGACCATGTATCCAGCCAATACCTCGGTGAGCACCGGCTCGATTGTGATGCTGGTCTCCACACGGGTGACGGTGAAGATGGCGCCACGACGACGGAAATGTTCTCTGATCTCATCCAGCTGCTCGGCGTCAATGGGTCCGATTGCAACTTCGCTGGGGCACAGCGTGATGGTGTAGTATTTCATTGCTGTTCTCCTTATTCCCGTTCGGCGTAATCTTCAACAAGGGTTACCAGACCGTCGAAGTCCTCAGACGGACCCAAGATGCTGGCCAGCATCATCACGGTTGGGACGGGCACGTCCATTTCTTCTGCGAGGCAAACAAGGTATTCCTTGCGACCGGAGTAACCATTCTCTTGGTAGACGTTCATTCTTACTCTCCTTGTTCGATCTGAAAGTCGATGATGATGTCGCCTCTGGTCAAACGGTGGGCGAGAGCGGTTTTGTCGTCGACAGCCACAAAGGGTGCGGTCATCGGTACGCCGTCGACGCAGATACGTACGTCGAGTTGCGGAGGGAGGGTCTTCAATGCCCAGATGAGGTCTTGGATGGTCATGGCGTGGGTTCCTTTCAGGCGATGCGTTGGAGGATGAAAAAGAACGCTGGAACGGAGAACAACGACAGCGTGATGCAGATGAGCGCGGCGAAGTCTTGCGTGGTCATGGCGTGGGTTCCTTGTTGGTGGTTAACGTCCGCAAGCCTTGATGAAGGCTTGCTGCCAGAGTGCAGGCGCATCTTTGGTGGGGTCGGAAATGACACCGGCACGGTACAAGCGGTGTTTGAAATCAGCCCAGCCACCTGAAGGCTTCTTGCCGCCGTAGAGTTTCTTGACCGCGTACACAGTAGGATTCATGGCGTGGGTTCCTTGTTGGGGGGGTGGGGTAGGTCACCGGCGGGTGAGGGGCTGCCTCCCCCACCGGTGCGCAGGCTCAGGCGCAGAGGATGAACTGGTAGTCGCCGTCGTTGGCGTTGAACACCTTGAACTTGTCGGCCTTCAGTTGGCCGCGGA